ATCCGGGTTTGTTTTTGAGTATGGCTGTAAGTGTAAAAAAGGGTATTTAAAATTGGGTTGTCTATTCAACTGCAGGTAATGCATCCATTCTTTGTCAACTTCACCTAAAGAGTAAATTTTTCTACCTGTGTATTCTGCCCCTGTTAGTTGTGCTAGCTGTTTAGGCATCAGCTCATTAGCATAACTCATTTAGCAGGCTCCAAGTATTTAGTATCATCACCCGCTATTTTTAATAATTCTTCATCAGTTAAATTTTCTAGCCTCTCTACCTGCTCACCATTAATTATATTTATTTGTGTAGCAGCCTCTGGAGTAAATAGACCATGGAGCTTGCATAATGAATCAACAATATTTTTCTCTTCAGTAGCGTTAGCTGATTTTCTATGCGCTTCGAGATACATTGATGTAGCCGTCCCCCTGTCAAAATTAAACTCTCTCCTACTTTCCTCCCGTAGATAGTTAATTGCCTGAGTAATTTTTGGTTTTTTAAATATGTCATAGACACTGTCCATGTCTTGATATCCAGCAGCCCGTCCTGCGGCAGCTTTTGTCATGCCTCTTACATAACACAAAATTAATCGCTCTTCCTGAACGCTTAACTCGTTTAAATGTAATCCCATATAAGGATAATGTGACTGAAGTTCAGCCCTTTCAGAACTCGACATAATTATTCCGATTTAAGTTTTTCGTCAATAACGGATATGGCTTCCTTAGCCTCACCTATTTTCTTTATCCACTGTTCCGCTTCGGCTGTTATATCAGAGTGCTCCCCAATACCGACACTTTTAGTTAATAAAATTTCTAGGTTCGTATCGTAGTTGGATATATCTGCTATAAGCCTTTCCCTAACCGAACGCAAGATTCCTTCTTTCATGTCCACATGTTATCAAATATCTCCTTTGTTCGTCACTATATTCTTAATCCACCAGTAAAACATGTCCTCCGCCAAAGTATGTTTCATGGTGTTAATTCGATGACATACAAGCTGAAGGTTCCCAGGTATGTAATGTATGTTTGGGTTAATTCTATCTATTGAAACATTAAAATCGTGTACACCAGTGCCATCCTTAATGTGTGTCATGTATACACCGCTAATGGCACATCGTCCTTTTTGTTGTTCCCATAGCACTATCAAATGTCCAGGGTCGATGGCCCATTCCATTTCTGGGTTTTGTTTATTCCTGGAGTACTTCAACTGAGAATGTAGGTGAGATAAGTAAGATTCTGGTGTTTTACTCCTATTTTTATTTTGTTCGGTGGTTCTGCATTTTTTGCAGATAGATCTCTTCCATTTCCCACTAAGAACTTCAAACTCTTTTATGGGGAGTTTTTGATTGCAATCAGCACAGATCCTTGTACTCATGCTCCAACCTTAGCATAGAAAATTTTTTTTGAAAATTTTTAAAATATATCGCTCACACAGGGTTTAAGATGTTGCCCCCAGAAGATATCCCCTCCCTTTTCACTTCTTTGCTCGTCCAGTTTGTAATCCGACCATTGGAACCTTGTTTTCGATTTCGGAAAATCCACTGGCGTGTATTTAAGCGGTTGGGTTATATGAGATTGGATAAGTTATAAGGCTGGCTCATTCTTTCTCTTTAAATTAACACAGCCTAGAGGAAATATATTATGGATACTATCCTAGATATATGTGTAGCCATTGGCCATTATGTTAACAAAAGAGGAGTTATTAAAACTGACTTTGATAACATAGGCACGGCTTTCGTTAATGTTGCAGATGATGGAACAAGAACCATCTCTCTTAAATGGAATAAAGATATACCCTATGATTATAGGCAAGTTCAAATTCCTGATAATAGAGAGGATAGCGGAGTAAGATCGGTAACGAGAAAACTTCCAGCTGACATGGTTCTATTTCAGAGAGATGTCGAAAAACCTGCTACTAAGCCTACTAAAGCTAAAGCTAACGGTAAGCAAAAAGTAGCTCAAGACCAAGTCCCATTCTAAATGGCAGGTCTAAAAAGCGGAAAAGGGTTAGAACGCATAGAACGCCTTCTAGCCCACGGCCTCTTACTCATCAAAGATGGTATTAATCAAGCCAATAGATTAAAAGCCAATGTTGATGAACATGTACAACAAATTGAACATCTGAAAGTAGGAGATTTAGATGACCAAATCGAGACCTTAGAGCTCAAAATGGACGCTGTAAGCCTTCTCAGAGATCATAAACCCCAAGAGGGAGTGAACTATGACGAAGAACTAGCATTCATGGACATAGAGCTTAAACAGCTTAAGGAAAAGCGATCTAAACTTGAACAATAGTCTTAATCTAGACTAGAATTAGCCTTGGGAGTAAGGATATGAATTACCTGCTCTCAGGGCTTTTTTTATGTCAATCCCAAGCCCGCTTCGCGCCCTTGATCCACCCGACAAGCCCTAAAAGCCCTTGATCCCAGCCGCTCCCTCCTTCTCGGTGTGCGGTGTGCTTTGAGGTGTGCTATTTACTACTATCATCAGCGAGCTGTGCGAGCTGATATCCCAAAGTGGTTGGACCTCTTTCCTCTGTGAAAGAGCATATGTCCAAGAGGCCCCTGTGTACCGGTGTGTACCGGCATCCGCCACGATAGTGGTACACAGCTAAACCCTTGATTTTAAAGGACATTTTGTAATGTGTACCATGTGTACCATGTGTACCGGCTAATTTCGCTGTTTAACCATGGACCATCGTTCATTAACATATGTTATTTTTAGGTTTAAAATGAAAAACTAGTGGTACACCTGGTACCAATGAACCATTGACCTATGACAAATGTAATAGAATCAACCACTTACGTGTGTACCGGCATGACTATTTCTAGCTGGTACACACAAACCCCAAGCATCGCCAATTCTTCAATAAAAACAAAGACTTAAGTGTGTACCACTGTGTACCACCAATATGCGCTGGCGCGCATATTAGAGGACGGTTGTTATGAGGATTATGGGATATTGGCAATGAAAAGAGTAAATAACTATAAATATAGACTCAAATACATTGAAATAAGCTATTAAAACGAACTTGGCCCACTCACTGAAGGAGCACAATCATTACGGGAGTAAATAGACCAATAACCATATACCCTCTTTTCTTTAACCAACAACATAGGAGATTAAACATGTTGATAACAAGAATATCGTTGCTCACTGGGACTGAGCACACAAGAGAAGTCCCAATAACTGACCATCAAGCCGAGGATTTAACATCCAACAGAGGCTTGATTCAAGAAATATGCCCAAATCTATCTGCTGAAGATAGAGAGTTCTTAATGACTGGCATAACTCAAGATGAATGGGAAAATGCTTTCGGTGGACCATTAAACGCTGAATCTGACGATGAAATAGCGGGGATACAATGAGCATAGTAATCTTTATCTTAGGTATGGGACTAGGTTGGTTCATATCCAACATAGTTACTGCACATCAAATCGCTGAAATGAGCACATCCGAAGTTGATGACCTCAAGAAGCAAGTTGATTACCTAGTTGACAATAACCATCTTTAAACAAGGAGGAAGCATGGATATAAAAAACCTGCTAAATCGCGTTAAGGAGATAAAACTTTTAAAAAGATCTGTTTTCGTATCAAAGCTTGATAAACAGGCATACATAGAATTAAGAGCAGTGGGCAAAGAATGGAGTCAAAGACTCAAGTCCCACAAGGAAGGAGTCCTTGAGCACGAATTCTATGATGGTGTCGATGATATGGAAGAACTGTGCTACGAAAAAATAGATGATGTTCTAGAAAGAATTAATCTCCTACTTATGCGGTAGAAAAAAAGCTCAAGTACGCTGGCTTAATGGTACAGGTACTTGGGCTATTTTTTTGCTAATCGGTTATACCCTACGATGTATAAAGGGTGTCTTTTTAGATACTTTTAATCTCTTGGGCTAGTATTTAAAAGATAGTGGAGTGCAGTTCTTTAAGTGTCTGCACTTCACACCTGCTTCTGGAATCGTGCTGGACGCACGATTCAGGGGACGGTACTTATGGTTGTAGAAGAGGGATTGTTCTTCTACTTAAATTAAAGCTATTAATATAGGAGTAAATATTATGGCAAAATCAAAGAATGTCGATTTATTCGACCCTTCTGAACAGGAAACTCAGGAGCTTTTACCACCCGAAACGACTTCGCAAGATGATATCTTAGATGATACGCTTGCAGATCCTGAAGGTGCTGAAGCTAGAGAGCCTCAAAATAGAGGAACTCTTTATCCTACTTACCTGTATCGTGATTATCGTGTAAATGATAATGACGACTTGGAGCCTAACCCATCGGCAATTGAAAATATCATGACTCATTTCGATGAGAAACAAGATACTGAAGTTGCTGATAAACAGGCTAAAGCGTTTGCAAAAGATGTTAAAACTGTCGTAGAAGGCAGAAAACCAACATTAGATGTGGACGCACCCACCACTGGCATACAAATGCTTCGCGAAATGACTACTACATGGGGCGAATTTATAAGTTGTGTATATGACTACATAAATTCATCTCAAACAGTAGGCACTGAAAAAGCAATGCCTGATTGGTTGGTGGAGCGTGAAGCAAAAATGATTGACCTTGGATATAAGGCAAGAATATTGCGTAACGCTTCTAAAGAGTTGTTTGCTGACTTTGGACTACCCGGTTCATTTGCACTGGATAGAAAAAGAGTTCAGCAAGCTGTTGAGAACAGATTAACTAGACTAGCCGCTTGGCATACTAACCAGCATAAAGAATCAACTGCTGGGAAGACAATGCAAAAAGCTAGTTCTGAATTTGTTCAAAGCATAGCCGACAACGCTTAAATCTTTCATATGGCTCATATTACCTATGTGTATTCTTTAGAACCGAGGTTTTAAAAATATGAGCCATATTTAGAACTCCCCCGGAGCAGATGTTGAGAGAGTTGCTTACTTACTCGATTCAACACTAATTGAAAGTAAGCGTGACCAGTGCCGCGAACGCATTGGCCTAAATCCTAGCCGGGACAGAAGAGCTAGGACATTTTTATTAGACATTAGTCGTTGTAGTGGATATTTGGAATAGTAATATTGTAATTTAATAAGAGTGATACCAAGGACGACTTAAGAATTGCCCAGTTGAGAGAAATCTTGGCTGGGCTTTTTTTATGCTAATCGATATCCTCATTAGATTCAAACTAAACTAACAAAGCACCGATATTGTGCAGCTAAAAGTGACCAATGACACTGGGTTGGTAAACTCCAGGTGCTGGAGGTTCATTGGGAGCACCACTTATTTAGGAGTGCA